CGTTGCTGAGCCTCAAACTTAATGGCATTGTTTGTAAACTGGGATCTTAAAGAAATTTGCTGCTCTGCCCACATTTGCTCGGCAAAGTGGTTAACAGGAGCCATATCCTCATCATTCATACGAGCGTCAAACCAGCCTTGCGTGGCTGACGTATGGCCGTTACCTGAAGGATTACGACGCTCATTGTCGTCAAACTTCAAGTACTCTTCTTGGATTTGAGCAGTTTTATTAAGCACGTCAACGCGTGCTTCATCTTGCATACGTTTAATTTCTACTTTAGCCAAAGACTGACCAAAGCTTTGCATGCCCTGACCAAAGTTTTGTAATGAACGTCCAACAGCACTAGCAGAATTCATCTGTGCGCTAGACATTCCTTGCATACGACGAGTCGGTAAGGCTAGCTGCCCTTGCCCGTCTGAATATGGAGAAATACGAATAGCCATCAGAACAATCCTAACGAAATACCGGTTCCGTATGCACTACCAGCACCGGATAGCAAACTACCTGCTGCATTAAACATACCGGCTTTTGCTTCTTGTTTACCCGCAAAGCGAGACCTTGCTGCATCATTTCGATAATTTACAGCTTCTACTTCACCACCATAAATAATGGCAAGTCTGTCCATTTCGCCTTGAACAGTTGTATCGCTTAAAATATCCATTGCACTACCAGATATAGTAACGCCATTAGCTAAAAAGCCAACACGCTGGCTTGCAATAAACCGCCTTGTCTTAGATTCTTGACGCAACGCTTCAAACTCAGCTTGCTCTTTAGCGATACCAGCGTTCATTTCAGCAACTTGAGCGTCATAGTTATATGCTGCTTGTTTTGCCTTACCAGCAGAATAAGCACCATATGCGTTAATTGCCGTACCAGCGGCCATCATGCCAACAGCTAAAGCAGGTAAAGGCATATCATCTCTCCGATACTATCAGCGCGTACATAATTGCCAGAATAGTACACGGCTGCGGTTGATCGTGATCTACATACAACTCAAACTGGCGATTAGGTGTATGAGGAAGTAAGACGCGTTTATCCCCGGTATACAACTCAATTGTCCCCATAGGAATAGACGGCGTTCTAAAATAAAGAGGCTCGATGTTATTAGCATCAGTACCTACAGATAAGTTATAGGTATCAACTACTCGAAAAGTAACTCGCTCAACTCGTCGAGTTTTACCTTGAGAAGGCCCTGTATCAGTTTGGACTTCTGGATCAAGAGTAACAAGTCTAGCTTTATAACCAAGCCCAACGTGCACAGTTGTTCCCGGTCTATCAAGAGTAATTTCTCCTAAAGTAACAACTCTATCTGGGTGAGTTGCTCCATTAACAAGGACTTTAACCGTCTGACCTTCAAGATGATCTAAGCCTGCAATAGCAGTAACAGCACTACCAGAGTAAGTAAGACCGCTGTCTACAAAAAAGGCATCTGACGGTGTATCACCTTTAGCTTGATCAAATGCTTTTTCTAGATATTCAACGTATTGTTTTGATGTACCGTCAATAGTTCTTTGGACAATCATCCAAAGCTCTTCTACTGTTTCGTCTTGACTTGGAATTGAAGCTACAGCTTTTACGTGCGTATCAGTACCACCAATAATATGGCGATGCCAAGCAACCACATCTTGCTCTCGTTCATAAGTCAAACACCGTATTTCACCAGTTTCTAGTAGGCACCACACTAGGCTATCAGGAGCTTTTGTGTAGGTCATTTCTTTTAGATTGCCAGTTGTAATATGCTCTGCAATCAAAGTCAAGTCAGGAGTAGTATAACCGTCTGAGTCAATAGTATAAGCTAGTTCTCTAAGCTTTACTTTATTACGATCAATAAACAACGTCGCTTTAGCAGCACCTACTGGTTTTGTAGCAGCAGTACCATCTGTAGTTTCACGTGCCACTGTTACGTTTGTAGGTGTCAGCGCCAAGTTATCAGAACCAGACGACATAATAAATGGACCGTCTGATGTACCAAGCTGCAACTGCTTGGCACCATACATCCATCTAATAGCATTCACTTGATCAGTAGCCAAAGTAAAGGTAAGACCGGAGTCATCTAGTACTTCGGCCTCTCTGTTTGTAGGAGAAAATACTACAAAGTCTCCAGACACTGATCCCCAAACAGTATTGGGTTTTGTAACTGTATTTGCAAAAAATAAACGTTCTTGATAGAACGTTGTAGTAGTTGGCCATCCAGTAGTATCTGACCAGGACCCTAATCTCCACAAAGTACTACTGGCTGTTCCGCCAAAGTTAAAGTCAGTAAATGTTGAAGCTGTTACGGTTCTATCAGAAGTAACAGTTATAATTTTTGCTGATCCCCAGTTGCCGCCATATTTAATACGTATGTGTCGTCCAACGTCAGTAGACAAAAACCCGAGATTATCGTTAATCCCAGTTGTACTACTTGCAGTAATAGTAACCGTGCCTGATACAGCTGACGGCGCCATTGTAGTAGACGTGGTATTAGTCGCATCAAATGGACCGTCAATATAGTTATAGCTGCTTAACGTCCAATTAGTCGGGCCAGTCCTAGAGAGCGTGCGTGGCGCGTAATCCGGATGCACCAAGTAAAGTACGTCAGCCGACTGTGTAAAACTAATAGCATCCAAATCAGCTTCAGCGTAGGGAGAAATGATTTCGTACGGAGCAGTCCCTGCAGCGTTTTGTAACTGACCATTGTTTCTATAAAACCTTATATACCCATCACCAAACTCAAGAATGTACGCCTGAACCGTACTGTACACAAACGGGATAAGACGAGTACGCTTGCTGCTGTCTTTAACCTCAGCAACATAGCGAGTACCCGATCTTTTAGTAACACCACCGTGCGGAAAGCATATAAAATTCTCACAACGCTGCATAGAGCTTGTGTATTTAGTCAAATCGACACGGCCAAGAAGTCGTGGACTAATTTCTCCGCCAGTAAAGTTTGTTTGAATAGGCGTTACTTTAGCCATGACTTTACCTCGGTGGTGGACTTATATTGCTGATTACTCCAGAGCGTGAGTCAAGCCAATAGTCTGCATCAAGCACATCTTGTGCATTTTCTTGTGCATCGACAAATTTAGCTTCTCGAAGTTTTAGTTCATACATCTGCCACATTTGTTCCATGGCTGACGTACTCTGTAATAGCGGTTGAGCCAAATCAGCGGCAATACGCGCAGTCAACGCATCAACAAGCAATGTATCGTACTTGGTTACATCAGTTACCAAGCCGGTATACACAATGCGCATATTATCGTTATTAGAAAGGATTTTGCCATTTTCAACTTGATACGGCTCTAGTGGTTCTTCTACAGCCAGTAGTCTAAGAAAATCGGCAGGCAAAACAAAGGCATTACCATACCCAAAAGCTGGCGCTTTCACATCTTTAGGAAGTGAAGCACGCATTGTAAGACAATTCCAAGGATGGCCTCTAAATACAGAAGCACGCGTATCATCATAGAGAACACGCGCGGTTGAGGCTTGCTTACTGTTATCAGACAAAGAGGTAATAGACTCAATGCCTAGTAATGCAAGTGACCTATTGATGATTTCAATATCTGATGCTGCCATGTTTTCACCTTGGTTTCCCTAGGCCCGTTATGGACCTAGGGAATTCCTTCGACTTAGTCGACAACGTACAGAACGTAACCATTCAACGTAGCGCCGGTTGGAATAGTACCGTCGTTAATCTGTGCACTAAGAACCCAAGTGTCCTTAGCTTCGATCACAGTGTTAATAACAATGGTATTAGTAGCAACAGCCGATACATCTTCGTCAGCGTGAAACGCGTCAGGGTCTGCAGCAACAGCCGCTCCAGTTAGGGGAGAATACCCCTGGTGGCCCAAGTCCATCGTGCGCGAAGCCCCAAGAGCACTGTTTGTAACGGTTGCAGAAAGAATACGGATCTTACCTGCGTCCATGCTGCAAAGCAGAGCTTCGTCCCCAGCAGTACCCGCGCCGCTCTGAGTAAAGTCAAAAGCCTTAACTCGTACACGACCTCGGTCTTCATGAGGATGGTTCATCTCACGAGGAGTAGCCTGAGTGTTCCCGTATTGGGTGCTATTTTGCGTAGCCATGTTTCAGTCCTCCTATTAAGATTCGTCGCACTTGATTTCAACTACTTTCTCTTCTTCCATACGAGTTGCCCCGAAAGAAGCTGAGCAGTAAACCTGAGTCGAATTACGCTTGTCTCGACGAGGACCAATGTCTACGTTAACATCTTGACCCATTGCAAGCAACAGACCAGATTTACAGTAGGCAATGACTCGACGATAGCCATTCGAATCAGCATTTACGAGTTCGGTGCGTACAAACTCGAAGCCCATGAAAGTATTCACTTCGCCTTGAACAAGCGCTTTAACTGAGTTGTAATCAGAGCTTGTTACCTCTGTGTTCTGCAGCATATCAGTGATTTGCTTAGCAGTACAGATAATGTAACGTGGATCTGATGGATCATTCTCAGCAGCGTCAAGCTGTTCTTTGGCTGCACGAAGTTTACCAATGGTCAAACCAGAGTTAGTAGCTGAACCTGACTCTACGTAGTTAACAGCAATCTGCTGCGCTGCAGGGAAGGTTACAGAAGACGAACCAGTCTTACCAGTATAAACGGTTCCGAAAGCAGACTCGATGATGATCTCATCCATCTTACGGCCAAGTGCATAAGAAGCGTTCTGGCTGTAAGGTGATGTTGGATCAATCAACATACGAATCTTATCGGTGCGGTCGATCAATTCCGCCCAATCAAAGTCACGTAGTGATACGCGTCTACGATCGTGTGGTACATTGATCAATGGGGTGTCTTGGTGACGCCCGGTGACTTCCTGAGCAGAAGTAGCGCCAATGCGATCGTAAAAATCGAACTCAGCATTTTGAGTTTCAGTTCGAACATACGGACGCAGACGCGAACCTTTTTGCTGCAGGAGGTGTTCAACATTCGCTTTGTACTGTTGTACAAAAGCAGTCGTGATTTGAGTGCTCATAGCTCTCTCTCCTATCTATAAAGTTACACATCCATCGCTTTGGCTACCCTTTCGGACCTCTGCTTCCCCATTTATAGTCGGCGGGGCAAAATGACTCGGACACCGAAGTGCTACCCAGTTTACATCATAGCGTGCAAAATCAGTTTTGTGAACTGATTTTATGTGCCAAGAATCGTTCCTTGTTTTCCCCGTTGCTTCATTTCATTCCGTACCGCAGTCATAGACTGTGCTTCAGAATAACCTGGCTGTGACAACAGGGTCGTCAATTTTTTAGCTTTAGGTACAGCTTCACCATCGGACTGTTTTTCAGGAGCAGCATTGTGGCCTTGGGCAATACTATCTGCCATCATCTTAGCCATCTGATAATATTCAGAAGGAATGTTCATTCGCTTAATAGCGTCCATCTGATATTTCTGATACTCACTTTGGCGCTGTTGAGTCCGGCCCATTGCTGTTTGCCGGAACTCATCATCCAAATATCCGATTTTAATTTGGCTAGCCATTACAACAAGTCCTTGCCTAAGCCGGATTTAGCTCCGCCCAATAGACCTTTACCAAGCAGCGTCTGATATTCCTTATCACCAGTTGTTTGCTTGTTGTAGTTTGTACCTTTTTCAGAATTAGGTTGACCTGCATCAATGGCGGCTTTACGCTCACGTTCTTTACGTTGAGCTTCCAGCTCTGCCGCTGATGGGCCCTTGCTACCGCCACCAAAACACATATTATGCCTCCATATCCGGGTAAGCAAATTCATAAAGGCGTTGCATCTTAGCCAGTGCTTCAGCATGACCGTCTGCGTCACCTCGTTGATATTGCCCCATAAAGTTAGGATCACGCTGCAAGCGCGCAATCTCTTGTCGTGCTGCATCTGGAGTCATCATAAAGTCACGACGTGAACTTCCGTCAGTAATAACCCCTTCGCCCATTTGTTTACCAATTTTAGCAAACATCTTAACCATCATTGGATGGTCACCCATACCTGACTCGTCAAGCCAGCCTAGGAATTCTTCACCGCCATATTCGCGTGCTGCACGCTGAGCTAAGTCTACTGACTCGTCAAATGCTTTTCCAAAGTCTTGACGTAGCTGATTATGCCATTCAGAACGCTGCATTTCGCGTCCTTTAGCAAAGTCTTCACCCTGGCCATTGATATATTCCATATAGCCTTTATGAAGAGCGGCTGCTTGTGCTTGAGAAAGGCCTGCATTATGCATAACCTCTTTCATGCGGCTTTCCATATTTGCGTCGTATTCCATACCTTCAGACAGCTGTGGCTGCTCAAAGGTATACTGTTCAGGGCGGCCAAGACGGTTATAGAACTCGTCCCACTCCATCTGTTCCGCGCCTTCTTGTGGAATAGCAATCTTGTCGCGACCAACCATGCGTTGTGCGTGTACATAAGATTTTGCTAGACCATTAACGTCTCTAATATCAGCGAGGCTTGGATCGGAGCGGATGCTTTCGTCAATACCTGACATCCAATCTCCACCCGAGCTCCCCGCATCAACGGACCCGATTGCTTCCTCACTCATTTGTAGTCTCCTGGTTTATGAGTTTATAAATTTCCGCAGGGTCGCGTTCAACGAACCTGAGGATACTAAGTACTACTCGGCGCATACCTTCACGGTGCACTGTTTCATACGGATCACCTGATGCATACGACGTGTCATAAACAAAAGCCGTTTTGCATAGGTGCTTCAATACCTCTTCACCATCAGGGGTATTAAAAACTGCTCTATAAGCATTATGGAGTTGCTCGAATCTATTGTCCTTCATTCTGAGCTCCTGCCATATTACGCATACCTTGCGCCATAGTATTCATCGTCTCAGCTTGCTGCTGCTCATTAGCTTGTGCTTGCATAGCTTCTTGCTGTTGAGCGCGCTGTTGACGAGCTTGCTCCATTGTTTCTTTATCAACCAAAGTCTGGGTAGGCGCATCAAGGGTAGCAT